TCAGCACTCATAATAGGTGGTCTAATTCCTAGTTTATCTTTAATAAATGGTATATGTTCATAATATTTGTTGTAACCCAAGTTTTTCAATATTTCCTTAGTTTTTTTATTTGACAAATCGCTCAAACTTATACGCTCTTTTTTTATTTGATTTTTAATGTTTTCAAAAACTTCGTCTGGTATATTTGTGCTTTCTTTAGCCTGAAATTGTGCCAATATTTCCTTTAAATGATTTATCCGTTTATATGCATAAGAACAAACCTCTTTTGGTGGTTCTTTGTATGATGGTTTATCAATATCTATTAAATATTTAATGCTATTAGAACAATTAGAGCATATTGTCATACCTTCACTTTCAACAAATATTAACTCGCCATTGTTACATATATTACATATATCAGATGGATAAATAAATTTGTCATAATTTAAATAATTAGGGTCAATATTATTAAAATATTTATCTATATTTTTATTACTATCATTTTTTATTAATACATTTTTATTTGATTGTTCCAATAAATTGTTAGAAATGTCATCATTTATATTTAATGAAAAAAATTGTTTAACAATATTATTTTTGTCAGAATTTTCTACAATTTCACTGGTTGATATATTTTTTTTATTTTCAAAATAATCAAAAATATATTTAGAATTATTTAAATAATAATTTTTCTCTTTATTTCTAAGAGCTTTTATAGTATTTTTATTTTTAGTAATAAGTTCTATTATTTCTGTCTTATTTTTTGATTTAATTAACATAGTTTCCAATTTCTCAATTTGTTTTAAACATTTAGGAATGACTACATCTTCATTGTGTTTAAATGACTTTATTATTTCATTATGTTTATTGTCAAGAGTTGTTTTTATGACTCCATTTCTCTTCATAGTAAGACTAATTATATTTTTAGTGTATTAAAAATTTATATATTAATTTTTATAATTTAATTATAACAATTAATATAATTAATAAAATTAATAATTAATAAAATTAATAAAATTAATAAAATTAATAAAATTAATAATTAAATTAATTAATTTAATTTAATTTTTAAAATTTTTTTTCTTTAGGAATATTATAAAAAAATGGCTGGTGGTTTAATGCAATTAGTCGCCTATGGCGCTCAAGATGTATATTTAACTGGTAATCCCCAAATTACTTTCTGGAAGGTCACCTATCGTCGTCACACTAACTTCGCAATGGAGTCGATTGAGCAAACTTTCAACGGCCAAGCGGACTTCGGTCGCCGTGTTACCTGCACCATTTCGCGCAATGGTGACTTGGCTTTCCGCACCTATTTACAGATTACACTCCCTGAAATCGGCCAGAGCTTAAAGAATACTGCCGGTGGTGATGTATATGCCAGATGGTTAGACTTCCCTGGTGAGCAATTAATTTCGCAGGTTGAAGTTGAAATTGGTGGCCAGCGTATTGACCGTCAATATGGTGACTGGATGCACATCTGGAACCAGCTAACACTATCAAAAGAGCAAGAACGTGGCTACTACAAAATGATTGGCAACACCACCCAATTAACATACATTTGCGACCCCACTTTCGCCAATGTTGACGGCCCTTGCTCTGCCAACGGTGTTCGCCAAGTATGCGCTCCCCGCAATGCTCTACCAGAAACAACTCTATATGTTCCACTACAGTTCTGGTATTGCCGTAACCCCGGTCTAGCTCTTCCATTAATTGCTTTACAGTACCACGAAGTTAAAATCAACTTAGACATTCGCAACATTGAAGAGTGCCTATGGGCTGTCAGTGACATTACTGGCTCGGGTATTAAAGTTACAAATGCCTACAAGCAGTCGTTAGCTGCTGCCTCGCTCTTTGTTGATTACATTTTCTTAGACACTGATGAGCGCAGACGTATGGCGCAAAACCCCCACGAATACTTAATTGAACAGCTACAATTCACCGGTGATGAGTCGGTTGGTTCGTCGTCCAACAAGATCAAATTGAATTTAAATCACCCATGCAAAGAATTAATCTGGGTTGTTCAGCCTGACATCAATGTTGATTATTGCGCCTCACTCACTGCCAACCATTCGCTAAATCACTTACTAGGTGCTCAACCATTCAACTACACCGATGCGCTAGATGCTCTACCTAATGCCATTCATGCCTTCGGTGCTAGGACCCTTGTCAACAGCACCTCATTCATTACTGCTTCCTCGGTCTTCCAAGATCCATTTGCTAATGATTTAGTGCCTGGAAGTGGATTTGTTACAGGAGCGGGTGCTGGAACTGGTGGTTTAACTGAATCGGGTGTTTCGGATGCCGGTACATTCGTGTTAGCTGAAACTGCGCTAGACATGCATTGCTGGGGTGAAAATCCAGTTGTAGTTGCTAAACTACAGCTCAATGGCCAAGACCGCTTCTCGGAGCGCGAAGGCACCTATTTCGACCTTGTTCAACCATACCAGCACCACACCCGTGCCCCTGACACTGGTATTAATGTTTACTCGTTCGCTCTAAGACCCGAAGAGCACCAGCCTTCTGGAACATGCAATTTCTCGCGCATTGACAACGCCACTTTACAGTTAGTTCTTTCGAATGCGACTGTTCAGGGTGTTTCGACCGCCAAAGTTCGCGTATATGCGGTTAACTACAACGTTCTCCGCATTATGTCGGGTATGGGTGGTTTAGCGTACAGCAATTAAATAATAAATTTATGTTTAACCTTTAAATTTTTATTATTAAATTTTTATTATTATTTTTCTAAAAAGTAATAATAAAATAATAATAAAATAATAAAAAATAATAAATTATTATATACTTGATTATTAATATGAACAGCAGTTTGGTTTTGAGCAGTTTTTATATAACATATGTATTTTTACTTACTACCACTTGTATAACTTTTATAGAAGCATTACGAAGCCCTATTCCTACTGTGCGTCATATTATGAATGTGGAAACGTGTATTTCTATTATTGCGTCTTATTTTTATGGAGTATTTATAGAAGAAATAAATAAGGTACAATCACTGTTACGATCAGAAAAAGAGGTAAATATTCCTATAGAAAAAATAAATACTATGCGCTATATAGATTGGGCTATTACAACACCATTTATGTTATTAGCTCTTTCTATGGTATTAGGCTATGAAAATAAAATAGCAGTTAAAATTTATCCATATTTATTAACATTGGCTTTAAATTTTGGTATGTTGGCATTTGGTTATTTGGGAGAACTTAAATTAATAAACAGAAATATAGCAAGTTTTATAGGCTTTATATTCTTTTTTCTAACATATGGAGCAATTTGGAAGTTTTTTATGACTGGATTAAAAGTTACGGCTCAATCTAAGTTTATATTCTGGACTTTCTTAGTAACATGGACATTTTATGGAGTATTTTATCATACAAATGAATATACTAAAATGTTTGGCTACAATATTTTGGACTTAATATCTAAGGCATTTGTTGGAATTTTCTTCTGGCTATATTTAACAAAATCTGTTGTGTTTTAATAAAAATAAAAATAAAACTCTAATAAAATCTAATAAAAAAAAGAGCTGCATTATATAATATAAAAATATATAATATAAAAAATATATAAAGATACAAACACATATATGCTTGTATGAATAGTGATTTAGTATTAGCTACTAATAACATAATATGTCATGTATGTCAAAAAAAATATAATTTCAATAATTTATTTTATAAAAAGCAAAGCAAATTCTATTTTTGCAGTGAACTATGTTATCAATTTATTTAATTAAATCAATTGCTCAACAATGTCATTTATTATTGTTAATAAATCATTAACAAGTTTGTCCTCATCAATATCAAAGAAGCATTGAATATTATCAAGGATTAGTGAAGCATCATCATCGGGTATTAGCTCCTTGTCTCCTGGTTCTCGCAGTAATGTATTATATACATATGTAATTACAGGAATATTTTCACAAGTAACAATACGAGTTTTTTTTATATATTCAATATAATCAAGAACTAGCGGAAAACCTTCAATAAATGATTCGCTATCTGTGTTCAGCCTATATATCAAATATTCGCGGATTTCCTTTTCATTAAAATACGCATTATATATAGATTGTGCGCATAATTTTTTAAATTTATTTTCAATATATGATCCTGTCAATAGTTCAATGTTAAGATGGGGCTCATAATTAGTCTTTTCAATTAGCATTTGATACTTTAGCATTGATTATTGGATTATTGGATTATTGGATTAATGAATAAAAAGTAATATACTTATATTAGAAATCAATTTTATTTATATAAATTATATTATATAAATAAAAAGTATATTAAAAATTATTAATAAAAATATTAATATAAACTTTATAATATGAGTTGTATATTATATTATAGTAATTATTGTGAAAATTGTAAAAAATTATTAGTAATATTATCTAAGTCAAGTGTTAAAAATAGTATTCATTATATATGTATTGACAAGCGCATAGTTAGAAATAATACTACTTATGTTGTTTTAGAAAATAATCAAGAAATTTTGCTTCCAAATACTATTAATGCTGTTCCTGCGCTAATGATAATAAATGATAACTATAAAATATTATATGGAGACAACATAATAAATTATTTAAAACCCGTTGAGCAAATAGCTGTTCAAAAAGCTACAAACAACAATGGAGAGCCATCTGCTTTTAAATTTGATTTGTTATCAAGTGGGGTTGTTTCGGACAATTTTAGTTATTTAGACCAAAATAGTGATGAATTATCGGCAAAAGGAAATGGTGGACTAAGACAATTATATAGTTATGCTACTATAGATTATACAGACAAAATAGAAACTCCACCGGATGATTATATTCCGGATAAAATAGGAGAAATTAATGTTAAAAATTTAGAACAACAAAGAAATGCAATATAGTTGAATTTTTAAAATTAAATAAGTTATTTAAATTAAATAAATATTTCAAATTAAATATTTCAAATTAAATATTTCAAATTAAATATTTCAAATTAAATATTTCAAATTAAATAAGTTAATTAATTAAATGTTTTTATTATTTAAAGTTATTGTATTCATTTTACTTATTAATGACAAGTAAAATTAATAGTGAAGATTATGAGATTAAATATGAGACTAAAGATAAAAAAATAAATTTTACATTGACTACTGAAAATGCTATTATGCTTATTAACTTTTATAAAATTTTTAAGGATTTAATTATGGATTTAAAGACTACATTTAATGATAAAGTGGGTTCGCAAATTGAAAACAATAAGGACTATCAGCATATTATTAATTATTGCTTGCCTAATTATAATGATTCTATGAATGCTGATGAATATATTAATTCTATAGTATTAAGTAGTCTTAATATTGATTTTATGACTTCGTTAAATAATGTTTATGAATATTGTAAGCATACTTTTGCTGTGCGGAGTATTGATATATTATACCAAAATGAAGATATTTTTTTAAATAAGCCAAATGTAAAAGGTGTAAATAATAATGCCATAAATACTATGTTTTTACCAGATATAGAGTTTTCTGATTTATATTATGATGATACAAGTGCTCAAACTAAGCAAACATTATGGAAATATTTACAACTTATATTATTTAATATAATAACCTCTATTGATGATGTATCCTTTTTTGGAGATTCATTAGAATTACTTAAAATTATTGATAGTAATAATTTTTCGGCTAAAATTCAGAGTACAGTTGAAGAATTAAGCAATATGTTTTCATTTAAAGAAAATAGAGATGCTAAAGAACAATCTAGCGCTAACAATGAAGAAGATGACACAAATAATTCAGGTTTTTTTGACATTTCAGGAAGTCCATTTGAAATGTTTAATACTATGTTTAATGATTTATCAAATAATTTAAAAGACTTTGCAAATGCTAATAATAATGCTAATAATGA